CTAACTTACTGATTTTAATAATGCTCTGGTGCTGCCTTGTTCGCTTTGGGGCATCTGTGGGGCAAAACTCGCAAGCTTCTGATTCAGCATGGCGATCTGCTCGTTACTGCTGTCAGCCATCCACGCACCGTACACATTGAAAACCATCTGTGCGCTCGCATGGCCCATCTGGCTGGCAATGAAGCTTGGGTTAGCGCCAGCTGACAGTGACCAACACGCGTACGTATGACGCGACTGATAAGCTTTTCTGTGTCTTATCCCTGCTCGCTTCTCCGCCGCGTCCCACAGGTCACCTATCGAATCCACTTTATAAACAAAGCCTACCTGATCACTTCGTCTGACTAACTGAGGGTTAAAGACAAATGTACATTCGTGGCTCTCCGTTCTGCCATACTCGCGCAGCTGCACATCAATCTGATGCTGCTTTCCTAGCCTGGTCATTTCTGCCTGATTCCTCAGAACGTTGATCGCCGGCTGGATAAGGTGTATGACCCTGTTTGTACTCGCCTCAGTTTTCGGTAGAGTGAATTCGCCCAGTTTTGTATAATTACGCCGGATTGTTATTGTCCCAGCTTCAAGATCGATATCCTCCCAGGCCAGGGAGGTCAGCTCCCCGTGACGAACACCTGTGTATACTGCGAGTGACCACAGGTTTTTCGTCTGCTGATGCCTGCACGCATCTATCAGGCGAATAAATTCGTCACGAGTTAGCGGATCTGGCTCTGCCCTGGCTTTTTTAAGAGGCTTAATTCCCACAAAGGGATTTGTCTCTAAGTAACCGTGATCCGCAGCAAACTGAAACATTCCGGCAATGGTTGTCATGTAATAATTCACGGTAACAACACTTCTTCCCTTCGCCGGGATCTTACCCTTCACTGGCGCTTGGTGACCGGTCAGCAAATCTTTCCTGATGTACAGCAGTTCCTCTTTGGTCACAGCTGACACGAGCCGATTACCCCCTATCCTGGGCACCACATTCCTTGCGACTGACTCATAACGGTTGAATGCGTTCGCGCAGATTTCCATCCTCTTCAGATCCAGCCACTTTTCTTTAAGCTCTTTCACTGTAATTTCTTTTTTACCCACCCCAAAAGTCTTGAGGTGAGGGGAGTCCGGAAACTGTGCAGCATACTCAAACGTTCCTGTGCGGATGGCAAAACATACTGACGTCCGCAGTTCCCCGGCGATCTTCCTGTTCTTAGCGGTGTCAGGGACACCGAGACTTTCCCTGACACGCTTACCTTTAAAATTAAACCAGATGCGCAATGTTCCACCGTGGTTTTCGACGCCTGTTGGATATGTGACTTTATCCATTGACTCCTCCAGACGCCCAAGAGCGATATGAGCTTACCTTGTTCATGGCATCAAATCACCCAGGCTGTTTGTTTTTCATCGAAGCGACCCATGCATCGACCGCTTTCCGGTTATACATGCACTCGCTGGATGGTTTCGGGATTCCGTCTGGCGATACGTGAATATATTCCCGCCCGACCATCCAGCACTCCTTTCTGGCCCTGAGGATGGTTCCGGGCTTAAGCCCGGTAACCGCAATCAGGACGCTTTCACAAACCCACTCGTTAGGGGTCAGGAGAACGATCTCAGCAGCATTACGCATGATTCACCTCACAAATCTTGCAGAAGGTAATTTTGGTAATCATTTCTTCTCCGGTGTGTAAATCGCTTTGTCATGGCAAAGTTCACCGTTCCAGCTCTTTTTCATTGGCAGTTCACCTTTCATATACAGCTGAAAGAGCCGGTGACACCCTTTCTCTAGCAGCACAGGTGTGAACCTGGTGAAAGTTTCTTTCCCGTGCGGAGTGATCTGCGTCTGGTCTTCTGTCAGGTATTTATCGCGGGCGTAGGAGGCAACGCGCCAGCGCGGATCTTTTTCCGGGTCGCGTTGCTCGTTGAACACCCAGTCACGCTCAAATGCCCACCACAACATTTTGCTGATGTTGACGCCGTTCAGCGCCTTGCAGAATGCCGGGATCGTCATGCCTTTGGTGAAATGCTTCTCCAGACTTTCGACGGTAGCACTGAGGGTTTTGGTTTCCAGTGCAGCGGCCTCGGCGCGTTCTTCGGCCTCAATGACCATTAGCGCCAGTTCTTTACGGCTAAGTGTCAGCGGTGAAGTTGGTGCTGCGATAGAGTCACGCTGGCTGAAGTAAAATTCCACCAGGTCCTCGTGATATCCCCATGCCTGATCCGTCTCCAGAATTTTTGCGTGGTTTGCTGCGCCGCGCTCGGTCCAAAGACGAAGGCGGGGAGTGCGTTTATCAACTACCCCTCTAAATGAGGGGGAGCTCTTCAGAGTCTGAAGTTCTTCACCTTCGACATCGAAATAATGTTTTCCCTCAGTAAAGCGAGTTTGGTTGCGTGAGAAGTTATTGCTGATCATCTTCTCTGTGGCCATATACCCTGCTGCCAGCTGCTCGGTGGTTACGACACGCTGACCGCGATACTCGATGATCTGAAGGTCATGAGCAGCTACGGGTGCCAGTTCAGTTTTCAGGGGCATAAATTACTCCTCAGTGCATAACCGGCATGCCTGGCATACCTTCGGTCTGAATATGTTCAATAAAGCTGTCGTGCAGCAGATTGAGAGCTTCGCGGCCCATAGCCGAAAGCCTGAAGCCGTGTTCATCGTCCGTCACGAGCATGTCCTGGTACATGCGCAGCGCCAGTTCCTGCCCAACCTTCAGGCTATATTTTTGAATGGCGCAGCCTTCAACATGATTTGCGAGGTTGAACCGCTCCGGTGCAGGGTAGACACTAATGGCACCGTGCTTGCCGGAAAAGATCACAGCAGTGTCAATCCCGCCTTGCTCGTTGGCTATGTCAATGGTTCCGTTTTTTTCCCGTTCTTCGGTAATGAAGACGGCAACCAGTAACCAGCGCCAGATAATGATTTCTTTCTCAATACCCAGGCTAATCCAGCCGTTTTCTACCGCTTCCATAATGCAGGCCAGCAGCTCCATGCCATCCGGGATTCGTTTGTCATAATGACCTTTATCGAGCTGGCGAACGGCCGCGGAATACCCAATCACTCGGTTCCCAAAACGGATACCGGTTGATGTCGGTTCTGGATACACCACCGCTGGATCTCCGTGTTCCTCTAGCGCTGGTTGAACCATGTTGATGTTGTGCTTATCCTTCATTTTCCGTCCTTAACTTTGCTATATCGTTCGTGACTCATTACTTCCCAGTTCCGTCCGCCGTCTCGGGAAAGTAGCCGCCATCGCAAGTTCACCCTCAGACTGAGGTAGCCGGTACGTCGCATTCGCCGCGGCAAAATGCGCTGCTGCCGGAACTGCAAGAGCACCTTCACCGCCTGCAGGTGGATCCGCTCAGGAATTCGTATCGCAGTCAGTGCCATCAGCTGCCTCCCCTTCCTGATCCTCCATTTTCGGAGCCTCCACTTTTTGTTTTTTGACGAACTCCACCAGCTCAGAAATAAGCTCGTCGATTAACTCCTTCCCGCTTTCTGTGAGGAACTCACCGCTGCCATTAACATCAACAGAGCTGCTGTAAATTCCCTTAATAGCTTTTACGCCTTCGACATTTCCGCACTCACTGATCGCGAGCCTTTCGAATTTTCGTAATAATCCATCGAGATGAATCTCTGTTAACTCGACCGTGTTAATACCGCCTTTGTTAAGCTTGATAATGAGGAAACTACTGCCAGTTTTACGCTGGTGGCGTAATAACGCAGCCTTTAAAATTCGTCGGCGATAAGTGCTAATTAAATTATTCATTGCGCTGTTCCTCCTCTAAACTCATAACTATTCCTTCCTCTTTTTCAGTCCAGTCATGAATATCAGTGGCTAGATCATAAACAAGAGCGCAAATCGTTTTAAGTTGGAAGTGGTCGAGCTTTTCGTGATATTCAAATAATGTTTGTGATAGACCCGCTAGTTGCTCAGCTTTGATATTCACATACTGAACATCTTGTCTTTTTAATGCGCTCATGATTACTGCCCATATGCTTTTTTAAGATGAAGCATTGCGATATCCCAGTAACCTAATTGGGCGAGAATTGAAGCTGATTTGAATGCTGACTTATCTTTCATTTCCTTCACTCCGGTTTTTAGGGTGAGATGATTCGCAGCTGTTAAGCTGTTATTTAATTGAACGCTATAGAATTTCTATTTTTTCAGAGAATTGAGCTTGATATCAGCCTCGTTAATTGCCTCTTCTACACCTTCCAGAAGCGTGATTACAGAAGATATCAACGAACATTCATAGTCATCACGCGGACTCTCCAGCCACACGCCCAGAACTGCTTCAGCTTGTTTAACGCGGTTCCTAGCCGCCAGTAAACAGATAGACATTACTTAGCCCCTCTCTGAGAGTGCTCTTCAAGCAACCAGCAATACACTTCACCCGCAAGACGCCGCGTCAGTGTAACGACAGAGATCAGCTGAGCATCATTCATCTCGTCCGGGCAGCTTTCTAGCATTGCTAATATCGTTTCTATTTGACAGGACTTTTCGATAGCCTGCTCGATTGATATTTCATGCGCCATTTTTACCATCCTTCAATCCAGAATAATAAGATGCAGAATTAAGTATTTTATTTGTCGCTAATCCTATCTCAGCTAGATCAGCAATGACGCCTGAAAGATTTCTTATTTCATCTTTTTTATTTTCCTCTTCGGAAATTTCAAAAATTCTCAGGCTAATAAAATTTATCGCATCTAAGATTGATATGCTTTTACTTTCACAATCGCTGGCGACTTCGTCATATTGAATCCCTGAGCAATCAGTTTCATACCGAAAATCGGGAAGACTTACTACCTGGTAAAATTTCCTTGTGCTCATCTTTATGCCTTGGTCAGTTAGGATGATTAAATCATACAGCTAAAACTGTAATTTAGGCAACAGATAAAACTGTAAAATTGCTGTGATTTTACATATGTAATTGTATTTCATCGCCATTTAATTTTGAGAAGACAAAAAAAACCGGCATAGCCGGTTTTCATACCTGAGGAAGATGCCTTAGCGCTTTCTGCGATAAATCCGGTGTTCCACCATAACTCCGATGATGGTTAGTGGCTGGATATCACTGTTTATTACAGGGTAATCATCGTTGAGAGGGACAAGTTCAAAATGCTGACAGCCTTGCATGTCAGTAAAAGTTGGGCGGTATTTTTTAAATGTAGCTTCGTTACCACCATTTTTAGCCACTACAAACTCTCCCGGGCAAGGCTCAAGCTCAGGATCAACGATTATAATATCGCCATCTTTGAAATCAGGCTCCATAGAGTCACCCTCGATACGAAGCCCAAAACTAAACTCAGACAACTCAGAGTCTGTAAGAATGTACTCGAAGCTGCCGTCAAAGGCCTCTATTGGTGGCTTTTCTGCAAGCGCTCCTGCCTGAACGTAGCTGATCAATGGAACTCTCCTGCTGTTCACCTCTGAGATCGGCTTGAATGCACCGCCATTCATAAGCCAGTTGGCATCACAGCGTAGCGCTTTCGCGATGCCAATGATGTTGCGTGGTTTTAGGGTCTTCCCATCCTCAATACTTTGCCATGACTGCTGGCGTATCCCGGCAAGTTCTGCTGCTTCTGTTTGGGTGAGCCCAAGCTCAATCCTTTTTTGTTTTACCCGCTCTGCCAATCCCATGCGACTGCCCCTGTAAATAATTTTATTAATATTTACAGCTTAAACTGTATTTGACAAACAGTAAATTCTGTAGAAATATACAGATAAAACTGTGAGGTGTTTACGATGAATCTCGCTCATCGAGTTAAGCAAAAACGAGCTGAGTTAAGCCTGTCTCAGACCCAACTAGCTCAAAAGGTAGGTATGCGGCAGCAATCGATACAGGCGATTGAGTCTGGAGAAACCAAAAGACCACGTCTTCTTATTGAGCTGGCCGCAGCGCTTGGATGTGAAGCTCACTGGTTGCTTTATGGAGAATGATTTTTTTAAGGCACAACTGTCTATGCCGGACATATGCAGCCAGGCAGATGCAGAGTGGATACAGCAGCAGCTGCTGATCCTGACACCAGCTGCAAGGCCAAAAGCAGTTCAACGATATGCAGCGGTGTATCAGGAAGCGTTAGACGCTGAGCCCGTAAGTTTCCGCAAGGAGAACCGGGCCAGGCATGAGGCAAATACCCGGCTCCGTCTTTTTGTGAAGAACCAGGGCAGGGCTTTGCAGGGGTATACCGCCGAACCGCCCCTGGCAGGAGCGTAACAGCACTCCTAATAGTTTCGGGTTTAAAGGTACCCGAACAGAGCAGGCTTAAAGGTGCCTGTTCAGGTTGGAAAGCGCCTTACCCGATTCCTCATGTGTACTAGGGAAATAGTACGTTTTTATGGGGAAGAGGGAAAGGGGGGTAAGGGGGGATTGGGTGCAGGGGTAGGAATAGGGCCTTTTCCAACAGGAGAGATCCATAGGTTAGGTAGATCCCAGTCTTAAGGGCTAAACCAAAAAAGCCGCCAGTACCAGCAAGATAGTACACAGGCTGAAGGCGCAGAGAATTGAGGAAGGTTCTTCCTGGAAGAGTGCTTTTCAGGGGGAGCTGGTTCAGAAAGGGGGCCGGCAACCTTAGGGGAGGCTGCCAGCCATGTGAGGAGGTATCCATGAACACCACATCACAAAATTATTATCTCATTACCACGGGGGCAGCACAATGCAGCTGACTATCACACCGAACTTTGCACAGGAGCGCGCGCTGAACATGTTGCGCCGTGACTGGAAGGCACACGACACCTTCATGGTGTACTCGCCGACCGGTAGCGGTAAAACAGGACTGGCTGCCTTCATCGTTGCCGGGTTCGTCAGCCGTGGTATGCGTGTTCTTTTCTGCGCGCCGTACACCATTTTGATTGAGCAGACAGCCATCCGCTTTGTGGAATATGGCTTGCCTGGTGATGAGATTGGCTATATCTGGGCTGATCATCCGAATCATGATCCGTCTCTCAAAATCCAGATTGCCAGTGCTGACACGCTGATCCGTCGCGTTTTCCCGGAAGACATCGATCTGCTGATTATCGACGAAGCGCACCTGCGTAAAAAACGCATCCTGCAGGACATTGAACGGCTGCGCGCCAGCGGGGTGAAGGTCATTGGTTTGTCGGGCACACCATTCTCCCCGTTCCTGGGTAATTACTATGACCGCCTCATCAAACCGACCACTATAGGCGAGCTTATCCAGCGCGGTGACTTAAGCAAATATGAGTTCTACGCACCGACTAAGCCAGATCTGAAAGGCGTCAAAACTAAGCCATCATTGGAGTACGGCAGCGACTATAACGAGGCCCAGCTGGCCGAGATCATGTGCGGCTCGACGCTGGTGGGCGATATCGTCCAGAACTGGCTGGAGAATGGCCGTGACCTGCCGACAATCGCGTTCTGCGTGAACGTAGCCCACGCCAATTTTCTCACCATCCAGTTTAATCAGGCTGGCGTAAATGCCGAGGTAATGACCGCTGACACCCCGGTCGACGAACGCCAAACCATCATTCACCGCTTCGAAACAGGCGCAACGAAAATCATAGTCAGCGTAGGCGTGCTGGTGGCCGGGTTCGACAGCGATGTTCGCTGCATCATCTATGCCAGGCCAACCAAAAGCGAGATTCGCTGGCTGCAGGCGCTCGGGCGTGGGCTACGCACCGCCCCTGGAAAAGAGTCCTGCCTCATCTTTGATCACAGCGGCACCGTTCACCGCCTGGGCTATCCGGATTCTATCGAATATGACGATCTTCCCGGTAAATCTGACGGCATGGAGGAAAGCGCGCGCCGCGCAGCTGAGGAACGCGAAGAGAAGCTGCCGCACGAATGCTCACAATGCCACTACATGAAACCAGTTGGTGTCTACGTCTGCCCGAAGTGCGGCCATAAGCCGCTGGCAGGCGAGGACATTGACACCGACACCGGGCGCAAGCTGAAAAAGTTGGGTAAGGACAAGCCGCAGCCGACGAAGGCCGAGAAGCAAGCTTGGTGGAGTCAGATCAAGTTTTACCAGAAACAGCGCGAATCCCTTGGCAAAACACCGGTAAGCGATGGCTGGTGTAAGCACACGTTTCATGAACGTTTCGGGGAGTGGCCACGCGGACTGAGCGACTATCCGATGGACATTACCCCCACGGTTTCGAACTTCATCAAGCACAAGCAGATTGCTTTTGCGAAGGGTAAGTCCAGACGCATGGAGGAGGCTCAGAAATCGGAGGCTCCCGCGTCAATTCATCAGGCACAGAAAGTGATTAGCGACATCAGGCAGCAGTTAGGGAAACGAGTATGAAGCGCTTAAGTCAGGCGGAAGTAAAACGCCTCCTCCATTACTCAGCAGACACAGGTGTGTTTACCTGGCTCATTAAGCCCAGCTATTGCGTCAATGCTGGTGATGTTGCCGGGACCACATGCACGAATGGGTATGTGAATATTTTGATTAAGAGGAAGCGATATAAAGCCCACCGATTGGCGTGGCTGTATATGACGGGAAGAATGCCCGAATTTGTAGACCACGAGAATGGTAAACGTGACGACAACCGCTGGGAGAACTTGCGCGAGTGTGACCCTCAGCAGAACGCTATTAATGCCAAATTACGGGCGGATAACAAGAGCGGGGTTAAGGGCGTTTACTGGAGCGATAAAAGCTGTAAATGGATCGCTCAAGCTAACTGCAATGGTAAGCGTTTCTTCCTTGGCCGGTTTAATGATTTAACGGCGGCCATCAGCGCACGGGAAGATTTTGTTAAGAACAACTTTGATTTGAGGTTTTATCGTGAGAACTAATCTCAAAACTGCAGAAGCAGCAAAGGGCCAGTGGGCCATGATTTTCGAGCATTACGGACTGCCACCAATCACCGGGAAAAACCACTTCAGGGGGAAGTGCCCGGTATGTGACTCGATTGGCAAATTCCGTATCGATGATCGTGATGGAGCTGGCACCTGGATCTGTACGTGCGGCAGCGGCGACGGTATGAAACTGGTGACCACCACCCAGGGCAAACCCTTTAACCAGATCTGCAAGGAAATCGATCAGCTCATTGGCAACAGCTTCACGCGGGAAAAGCTGCCTGAAACCAGCAGCGCCACCAGCATGCGAACCAGGGTGCTCAGCAAATTTGCAAAGCTTACCGCCTTGCGCGGCACTTCCGGCGCCCAGTACCTCAATGCACGCGGCATTTACCAGCTTCCAGCAGAAGCTATTCGCTTCAACGATAAGCAGCGTCATAACGGTCTGGTTTTCCAGTCTCTCTATTCACTGGCTACCGACGACAAAGGGGAGCTTTGCTATCTCCATCAGACGTTGCTCGACGGGGCCAGAAAGGCAGACATCGGGACCAGCGCCAAACGCCTCAAGTCCCTGCAGGAGGATAATTATCTGGATCACGCCCGCTCTGTGGCAATCCGAATGTTTCCGGTGGCCAGCACGCTGGGTATCGCTGAAGGGATCGAGACAGCGCTATCTGCGCACCAGATTTACAAGGTGAACACCTGGGCGACCATCAACAGCGGATTCATGAAGAAATTCCGCGTGCCGGCCGGCGTCAGGCACCTGATTATTTTTGCCGATCGTGATGAGAACAGCGCTACCGGGCTGGCCGCGGCGTACGAGTGTGCCCATGCCAATCTGCTGGCAAAGAATGACCTTCAACAGGTAAGCGTCTACTGGCCGGATCACGATGACTTCAACAACATGCTCATGAACGGCGATCAGGTTCGTGAACTGGTTTTTTACAAGAAAAAGGCGGCTGCATAATGCGTACAGACAATATCGAACATAAAGCACTTTTCACCATCCCGACGGCAACGCACAGCACCACCCTGGCGAACATCAAGCCACTGCCTGAGCAGCGTAAAATTACCGGCGATAAGCAGACAGACGCCTATCTCTGGGTGCTGGAGGTCATCCGAATGAACGAACCGGCACACCTGGACGCAGCCGAAGCCGCGCTGGAGAAAATCACGATCACACCAAAGGAGGCCGAGAAACGATATTCCCGCTACCTGCTGGCGAACCGCGTTGATCCGTTCGTGGCTGCGTTCGGCACTATCGGCATGGATAACCCGGCGCGAACTATTGAGAAAGCACGGGAGAATATCAAGAAGGCGGCAGGAGTCCGCGCTACGTTCGGCAGCTACGAAGCGGCGCTGGAAGACGTGGAGGCAGAACGGATCATCAAAACGTCGCCGAAATATGTAAAAGGGTACGACTTCGGCTGGTCTGCCGAAGAAATGGAAGCCGGGCATATTAGCGGTCATCGCATTTTTGAAATTGACGATCAGCGGCGCGCGATGGTGGGCGGTTACTGTGACGTTTTGCCGGAGCCCCACACACTTTCTGATGTGGTTCGCGAACTGGTTTACTGGGACTGGCTTTATCGTGAGCGTGATTGCGCTGCCCGTGAACTGGGACATGAATACGGCTACTCGGAGCACCACAATTCTGTTTATGATCGTGAAAACTACCTGGAGAAATTGCTGTCCTCCATCAAGCCGGTAACACGAGCTGAAGCTGTCGAGGTCTGTATCTGGCTGCTGGCGAATGAGAGAACCGAATATATGGAAAATGGCGGCGCGGCGATCATCCTTAATCTGGTAGGGGAGTGTGAAGAATGAAGCTGGAAGCATCACTCAAACACTTCAGCCCCCAGGGCATGCACATCAGCGACAGCGTGAAGGGCACCTCGCCGGATCGCGTCACCGGCACAGATATCATGGCAGCCATCGGCACCACCAGTAGCCGCGCCCGGTTCGGTCTGGCGGCATACTTCGGAAAGGCCGGGATCAGCAAAACGGATGAGCAGCTGGCGGTTCAGGCGCTCGCGCGGCATGCGATGGAAGCAGCCCCGAAGAATGTGCGCAAAGCAGCTGGTGGCGAGTTCGGCTGGTGCATGCAACTGCTGGCGCAATTTGCCTTCGCTGAATATGCCCGCTCGGCGGCCACCAGCGTGACATGTCACAGCTGCGACGGTACCGGTTTGACGTCACGCTATGAGGATGTGATCAAACATCCCGGCATTATTGATGCTGACGGTGTGCCGGTGGTGGCCCCGAAGATTAAGCATGAGCTGGTGAAGCACACCTGCGCATCGTGCGGCGGAAAGGGCGTCGTTCACGCCCGGTGCCGCTGCGGCGGCAAAGGCGAAGTGCTCGATCGTGTAGCGACAAAGGAGAAGGGCGCGCCGGTATTCAAAACCTGTGAGCGCTGTTCTGGGAATGGCTTCTCGTCTGTACCCTCGACCGCTGCGCACAAAGTGATTCTTAAGCGTCTGCCGAATCTGCATGTGAGGACATGGACCCGTAACTGGAAACCGTTTCTTGCTGATCTTGTTGATAAATGCTGGCAGGAAGAGCATCAAGCAGACACTGCTTTTCAAAATGCAACAACCCTCCATCAGAGTGAGAGCTAAAAGCGGCCGGAAAATACGCTCGATTGACTAAAGGTTGCAGAGATGCGGCCTTTTTTGATCGCTCTACCAGAAGCTCCTGCAAAAAAACACAGCCCCTGCATCTTAAACATAAACCTGCAAATTAATTAAATACCTGCAATTAATTTCAAAACCTGCACATTTTTGTTGATCCTGCACTTTTGTGGTGATTAAATGCTATTCGTCGATATGAGGAGATGATTATGTCAGGTTTGGTAGATGATGTGCTTGCCCGCTATGCTCAGGTTGTAGAGCATGGCTATGTCGCAACAGGTGGACCTCGTTTTAAAAGCTATGCTGTATCCAATCTTAGGGGAGGCGTCGGTAAATCTACGATGACTTTCAACTTGGCATACGAGATTTCTCGCATCAATTCGGTTCTTGTTGCTGACCTTTGCCCACAATGCAACCTGACGGAAACGATCCTGAAGGGAGCTAATGCTAAAGTTACAGTTGCTCATGCTTTAACACCTAAAATGTTAGGTCCAGCATTTGGTGATAAGCCAGACGATATTTCATATCGCGTAAGCAATTACATCGAAGATTTCAAAGGCGGAAAGGCTTGCTATGCAATTCCTGGAGACCCTGAGCTATTTGCTTTCCCCTCAAGCATGTATCAGCAACTTCAGGTGGCATTATCTCGAGGAGAGCCAAGAGCCGTCGCTACGCTTCTTACCTCCCTTCATTCGATCATGAAAGAGGAGGCCGTTGAGAAAAAATGCGAAATTCTCTTAATGGATACAAGCCCGTTTTATGCAGGTGGGACACACCTTGCTTGGTGCGCCGCTGAAGCACTAATCATTCCTGTTCGAGTTGACGAGCATTCTATCGAATCTCTTAATTTGACACTGGATATGCTGTCACGCACTGATAAAGACTTCCAGATGTGGAATAGCCGCGCCGGAGGTTTATCCTCACCTAAAGTCGCAGCAATCGTTATGACGATGGCTGGATCAAAAAGCAAACTGTCATCAACACCGGGCAAAGCATCGCAAATGTATATCGAGCGAGCTGTTAAGATTGCTGATAAATATAAGCATCTATTTGCCGATGAAGATGTAAGCAAAGCTTTTGTTGTAACCGATGATTTCGTTTCCAGTGGTCAAATTAGTGGTGCCGAAGGTATCCCAATCTCTCAGCTTAAGGTTGGTAGATTCCATACCGTAAGTGAAGGCAAGCGATTGCAGGTTAACCAATCAGTTACGCGATACCAGAAACAATTGAGGTATCTCGCAAGCATCCTCTAAAACAACCCGGCCACCGCGCCGGGTTTTTTGTATCACCTCACCTTTTGAGGACTTGCTCCTATGGGTTTAACTTTTTCAATATCAAAGCTTGATTTTGTCCGAAGTTGTCGTGTAAGCTTCAAATTATGGAGTATATCGCCTACAGATAATTCACTCTGAAAAGCCCGCCACGTTGCGGGTTTTTTTGTATCCGCATTTCCCGCGCACCGCCCGCGCGTTCATCACGTCGAACCAATCCATTTGAAATGAGCCTTTGAGGAAGTCAGTCAGCGCTGGCGAGCCTCGACGGGCTGATTTTCTGTGCGGCAAAGGTTCATTTCAAAGTAAGGCACACGCATATCATGAGCATCACGCAAGAACGGCTGAAAGAGGTTCTGAAGTATGAGCCTTTGACTGGTTTATTTGTTTGGATAAAACGTACAGGTCCACGGTCTATGCCCGGTAAAATAGCTGGTAACGCTGATACCCACGGCTATGTTCAGATAATGATCGATAAGAAATTAATCTTCGCTCATCGTTTGGCTTTTCTGTATATGGATGGCGCGTTGCCGCCGGATGATAAGTGTGTTGACCATATCAATGGTAATCCCAAAGATAACCGATGGGATAACTTACGTGTTGTCACCCGATTTGCTAATCAGCAGAACAGGCACAAAGCCCGAAAAGGGGCGAAGTCTAAGCTGATCGGAGCCAACTGGTGCAAGGCTCGTGGTGTATGGCGTTCGGCTATCATCATCAACGGGCAACGCAAAAATCTTGGTAGTTTCAAAACTGCAGAGCTGGCCAATCAAGCTTACATGAAAGCGAAAGCTGAAATGTGTCGTTAACGCCTGCACGAACACAAACCCGCCGCCGAGCGGGTTTTTTATGTCCCGCGCCACGCTCGGCGCATTTCAACCATAGACCCTTTCAGAGGTGAGCCTTTGGTTAGTTTGCTGTTTAATTAGAAGTATCTATTACCCACTTTAAAGCTGATTCATAAAGCAAAATTTCTTCTACCGAAGCACTGCTTTCATAGATAGCCACATACTTATTTGTGAGAAATTTGATAAGCAATTCTTTGCTTATTTCTTGCTCCGGGTCTGACTGGAAGATGTCAATGACAGCTCTCCCAATAATCCAGTCTTCATCATTCATGCCAATTCCAGTATGAGAAAAAGGCATCATGACCCTATTCCTACTGTATTGACAGGATTATCACGAAATAAGTCTCTGTGTTCCTTTGAAAATCAGAAGAGCAGGCGTGAATTCTTATGCCTGAAACCCTTTTTACTACTCCCAGCACCCCGACCCATCGGAGGTGAGAGATATGTCCCATATGAGCAAACTCGTAACCGGTGTCGCGCTCGGCACGTCCGGCGGCACAATCCTGAACGGTGTTCTGACAAAGCTAAGTCCTGATGAATGGAGCGCCGTCGGTGTACTGGCTGGTATCGCGGGCATCATCATAACCGGGCTGGTTAACTGGTACTTTAAGCGCAAGGTAACGAACGCCCAGGTCAAAGCGCTGGAGAAGTACGGCCCCGCAGTCAAAGTCGGAGATGATTAAATGCCAATGACCAGCCGCCTGCGTAACAAACTCATCGCCGCCGCTGGTGGCGGTGCAATGCTGATCGCCTCCCTTTTCCTAGGCGGGCAGGATGGCGTCGAAGGGCGCAAGTATGTGCCCTATAAAGACGTCGCCGGGGTGTGGACTGTCTGCGATGGTCATACGGGCCGGGATATCGTGAGAGGGAAGACCTACACCGATCGCGAATGTGACAACCTGCTGTGGAAAGACCTGCAGCCAGCCAAAAAGACGGTTGATAGTCTGGTCAAAGCCCCGCTTAACGAGTATCAGCGCGCCGCGCTCTACAGCTTCGTCTTTAACGTCGGCTCTGACGCTTTCTCAAAGTCCACGCTGCTGCGCAAGCTCAACCGTGGTGATCATGCCGGAGCGTGCGAAGAGATGCGCCGCTGGGTTTACGCTGGGAAGCAGAAATGGGCTGGACTTATTAACCGTAGAGAAATGGAAAGATCGCTTTGTATTGGCGATTTCGACGTGAAGAAATAATTCCCTCATAGCGCCATGCCCGGCGCTTTCACGCAGAGCCTTTCAGAAACGAACCTTGGAGAATCACCGCTATAGGCGGCGGCCTCTCTGCGGGCGGTGCTTCTGGGCAACGAGGCTCGTTTTTGAAAGGTAATACGCATGAAAATATCCCAGAGTCAGTTAATGGATAACTTTGCTTACCACGATGACATTGGCCGATTTGTATGGAAAGTTGCAAAGGGGTGGGTAAAACCGGGCAGAATTGCCGGCACCGCAAACGGAGATAACGGATATCGGTATATCAAGCTAAACGGGGTGCATTACCTTGAGCACAGAATGGTTTGGTTGTATGTCCACGGATGTCTGCCCGAGGGTGAGATTGACCATATTAATGGTGATAAGAAAGACAATAGAATTGAAAATCTGCGGCAATGCACGCGGTCTCAAAATGAGATTAATAAAGGCTTGTCTAGCGCAAATACGAGCGGATGCAAAGGAGTCAGCTGGCACGCACAAAGCAAAAAATGGCGCGCCAGACTCAAGGTGAACAAAAAGGAAGTCCACCTAGGTACATTCGAAAACAAGGCTGATGCTGAGTTAGCTTATAAATCATACCTGCAAAAGACGCATGGTGATTTCTTAAAGGCGGGAGCTCTCGATGTGTCTGGCGGAGAGCAAACATGACCTTTAGCTTCCGAACGGTTCTGCTGATCGCTCTCGTGGTGATCCTGCTTGCTATTGGCTATGGCGAGCTACGTTACCGGAATGGCTGGTACGCGCACGCCGACCACATTAACGCCCTGGCTGCCGATAAGCGCACCAAAGCAGAAAAGGCGATTCAGCCGGTCGAGCAGAAGGCCGCGCAGGCCAGCGACGAAGGCCGGATCATCTACCGAACCATAACCCGCGACGTGGTGAAATATGTCCAGGATCCGAATCGTACTGTGTGCCAGTTTGACGATGCTGCTGTGCAGCTGCGCCAGCGTGCCATCGACGCTGCCAACTCCATCAGCGGATTTGATGCAGGAACCGTGCAAGGGAAGTGATGCTGGAAAGGACAGCGACGCGGATCTGCAATCAGACATCGAGACATCGCAATGCCTGCGCCAACTTCGGCTGGATAAGTACCGCTGGCAGGCCTGGTATAACGCAGTGAAATAAAAAAAGCCCTTAGAAACAGGAAACCCAGAGTGTTTCTAAGGGGTGCAAATGCACAATCGTTACAATACTAAGCATGCTGATTTTAATGATTTTTGCACTGAGATTTAGCCGGAAAGCATTTTTACAGGACAGGGGAATGTGTCATGGCTCAAAAACTGACCCCAGCACTGTACTCATTGTCGATACAATGAACTATCCTGACCGCGACTAATTACAGCGGAGGGGATATGAAACAGCCTTTGGATTTGAACAAGGTAGCGGTATGGCAGCTTACATTCCGGTTCTCAACGGAAGCAGTCCCGGACGGTCAGGGCATCCATTTCGTTCGTGCATGGGGGAACGAGCCGACACGCCAGTTATATGATCGGATCTTCGATGAGGTTGATGCCGAGCTTCGCGCCGAGTACGGCGATTATCAGTTCCGGGAATGTGACATCAGGCCTGCAATTATGAAGGAAGAATAATTTCACTGACTACATAGTTAGCGTTGCCTTATAAACCACCTGGAACGTGACCTAAGCTACATAGTTACGAAGAAAGTGTTTCCTTATGCTAAATCTTTAGCTCTGGCTGCTACAATTGATTTAGGTCGAATGAGTGACCTGATTACACCTGATAACCCACTTTTTATGCCGTCTGCTTTTAGATGGCATTTTTTCGGTGACCTGCTGACCAGCACGGTGAAGTGAAAATGATAAAACGTGATGCCAGGGTACTTATCATAGAAAAGGTAAAAGGTGTCTTCCTTGTCTACGGGGAATGGTATTTAGCAGGCCAAAAATGCCGTGGGCTTGTCTGTAAGGTTCGCCGTATGGATGGAGTTTTCATTCGATGCCACCCTCTTACTGGCCTGCCATTAAGTGCACATAAGTCTCTCCAGGAAGCAGCCGTACACGGTCTTACAGCAGACCATCTCTGAGTATTCAGATATCCAGAGGACAATTAGCTGATTGTCTATACTTAAGGTTCCATGAACCAAAATGGAGGTTAATATGACTGACCGTCCCGTTAATGGCGACCATCCTGACTTAAGCCCCATCCCTGACGACCTTACAAATGATAAGTCTGAGCAGACGGATAAAAAACCAAAAGACAACCCTGAGTCAGCGCCAGAATCTGGTGATAAACAGCCAGAATGAGTAAGAGCCGCCTTCGGACGGTTTTTATATCGCCATATCACTATTGAGCCACTGGCATTCGCTGGTGGCTTTTTTTATGCGCCTCGCACGCGCACCAAAGAGAGTCTTTCAGCCGTGAGCCTGGGGATCCGCTTCTCTCGGGCGGCTGTCCCGTGCGACAGGCTCACATCTAAAAGGAAACCAACATGAAACGGTTACCACTGAAAACGGTAATGAACAGCCTTCGGATTGTCACACTTGAGTGTGGCTATGAACTCCATAACGCTGCCGGCACCGCAAAATATGATGCGTGGGGCGTTCGGGAAGAGGTGCACGGTGTCCCAGAGTATTTCCCTGTCTCTATCTCGCTTAAAGGGCCTGACTTTGCCGCACCAGATACAAATGAGTCCAGCCCCGAGAAGATAACAGAGCCGAGCCTGGGTGACCTGCTGGAAATGCAGAAAGCTATTGCCGATCAGCTTGACTGCTTTAGGGGCCGCTGGGAGCAAAAGCTAGGCACGTCATCTGAAGGCAAGGTGCCTGTGGTAATGCTCGGAGATCGCTATGTTGCTATTGGCGGCGGCTATACACCTGAAGAGATAAGCGATGCGGTGGAACACATCAAGCACAGACGTCTGACGAAGGAGCTTGGCAAGGAGCTCGCTGATTTATCTCCGTTTGCCATCGAAGATGGAAAGGTATTCATCAAAGAGGCGATGATCAGCGATGCTGATACGACAGCCAGCAGCTTAATGAAGGTAAAGCGCGACGAGAACGGCCGCCTTTACGCTGCTGGTATGGGTGTCGCTGTAGAGGATGGCGACAAGAAGGTGAGGTTCCTGGCTGATAAGTTTGAGGTAAATAAAAGCGGCAGCCTGCAATTAAACAACGCGATCGCCACAGCAGCAGAGTTCAAGATCCGTCTCTCTGACGAGATGCGTGAAGCTGTCATTGACGCCATACGCGAGAGCGATGTGTTCAAGGCGCTGCTGGTGTCACAGGATGCTCAGGCTTCAGCTCAGGTCACATTGCAACAGACCATTAATCAGGTAGTGACCGACGCCATACGCAACGCGGTGAAGCCTGGCGGCCTGCTGTTTGGTAAGCGCTAATGCCTGCCGCAATTCCTCGGGCATGCCGCAAGCGTGGCTGTTCAGGCACAACGACGGACCGCTCTGGCTACTGCGAGGCTCACCGTAACGAAGGCTGGCAACAGCACCAGCAGGGCCGCAGCCGCCACCAGCGAGGCTATGGTAGTAAGTGGGACATCATCAGAGCCCGCATCCTGAAGCGTGATCGACATTTATGTCAGGAGTGCTTGAGGAATGGGAAGCCTGTCCCGGCTTCGACAGTTGACCATATCAAACCCAAAGCTCACGGCGGCACCGACGACGACAGCAACCTGCAGGCGTTGTGCTGGCCATGCCATAAGCGCAAGACGGCGCAGGAGAGAAAAGCATGAAGAACAAACCCGTACAACTGGCTCACATCTATCGGGGGCAGATCTTTATGGGGTATGGAGTTGCTGTCGATGGAGTGCTGCTTGACCATCAAATGAGCACCAAGGTAAACAGCGAGCCAGCAACCATGCCCAGCATCACGGCGGTCTTTGGTCTGGATGCCGGGATGAACGAGAATCCTATCAGGATTGATGTTGATGAGAATGACTCGCATCATCAGATGTTGAAATGATTTCAAATGCAATCATTTCGGTTTTAATGATACCCATTCTCATCAAAGGGGAGGGCGGGATCAGAGTTCAGGGCTATGCCCGCCTGGGACCGCCGCCTCAGTCAGATTTTTACACCCGCGAAATATAAAATTTAACTGGAGCGTCTATGGCTGGAGCGACGGGCCGATCCGGACGCCGCGCCAAGCCGACCGCCCGGAAGTTGCTGGCAGGTAATCCGGGTAAGCGCGCCCTCAATAAAGAAGAGCCTTCCTTCACACCCATAACCGGCGTTGACCCGCCGGAGTGGCTCAGCGAATCCGCTGCGACAATGTGGAGAATGGTCTCTAAAGAGCTGTGCGCGCAGGAGGTTTTGTGCGCCACGGATTTACACAACCTCGAAATGTTTTGTGTGGCCTATGCCAACGCCCGCGCTGCGCAGGTAGACGTTACTAATAATGGAATCACCGTAACCGGCGCAATGGGCGGTGTGATCAAGAACCCGGCGCTGACCGTGCTGAATGAAGCAATGCGGCAGATGGCTTCCTTCGGAGGCATGCTCGGGCTGGACCCCAGCAGCAGACAGCGCCTGATTGGGGGGAACAAAAAACAGTCGGACAACCCCTTTAAGAATCTATGACACGCAAAGCCTACCCCAACGTGAACGCCGCAAATCAGTATGCCCGCGACATCGTCCGGGGAAAAACTGTGGCGTGCCGCTACGTCATCGATGCGTGCCAGCGGCACCTTGATGATCTGGCGAAAGAGAAAACGAAAAAGTTTCTATACCGGTTCGATAAAGACCTGGCGGAAAAGGCGGCTAAGTTCATTCAGCTCCTGCCGCATACCAAAGGTGAATGGGCCTTCAAACGCATGCCCATCACCCTGGAGCCCTGGCAGCTGTTTATCGTCTGCTCGGCGTTCGGCTGGGTGCGGAAGGGGACAAAGTTGCGTCGCTTCCGTGAGGTCTATACCGAGATCCCCCGTAAGAATGGTAAGTCAGCAATATCCGCCGGGGTGGCGCTCTTCTGTTTCACCTGTGACGACGAGTTTGGCGCGGAGGTTTACTCCGGCGCCACGACGGAAAAGCAGGCGTGGGAGGTGTTCCGCCCGGCGCGTCTGATGTGTAAGCGTACCCCGGCGCTATGTGATGCCTTTGGCGTTGAGGTGAATGCCTCCAACATGAACCGGCCGGAAGATGGCGCGCGCCTTGAACCCCTGATCGGCAACCCCGGCGACGGCGCTTCTCCGAGCTGCGCCATTGTGGACGAATACCACGAACACGATACCGACGCGCTCTACACCACCATGCTGACAGGTATGGGAGCCCGGCGTCAGCCGCTGATGTGGGCCATTACTACTGCGGGCTACAACATCGAGGGGCCGTGCTACGACAAGCGCCGGGAAGTTATCGAAATGCTGAACGGCACGGTACTTAATGATGAGCTCTTCGGTGTGATTTACACCGTTGATGAGGGTGACGACTGGACCGACCCGGCGGTGCTGCGCAAGGCCAATCCTAACATGGGGGTGTCGGTCTACAGCGATTTCCTGCTGAGCCAACAGAAGCGTGCCATGAACAACGCCCGCCAGGCCAACGTTTTTAAAACCAAGCATCTGAATATCTGGGTATCAGCCCGGGCGGCTTACTTCAATCTGGTCAGCTGGCGCAACTGCGAGGATGAGACGCTTACGCTCGAGCAGTTTGAGGGGCAGCCTTGTTATCTTGCGTTCGACCTGGCGCGAAAGCTCGACATGAACAGCATGGTGCGGATCTTTACTCGTGATATCGATGGCAAACGGCACTATTACTGTATAGCGCCCAAGTTCTGGGTGCCCTATGACACGGTATACAGCACCGACACCGATCATCAGCGTACTGCTGAACGCTTCCAGAAATGGGTGAACTCCGGTCATCTGGAGGTAACCGAAGGTGCAGAGATCGATTACCGCGTCATCCTGGAGGAAGCGAAGGCGGCCAACCGGCAGAACCCGGTAGAGGAATCGGCCATTGACCCCCACGGAGCCACGAACCTTTCCCACCATCTGGCCGATGAGGGGCTCAACCCGATAACCATCGTCCAGAACTACACCAATATGTCGGACCCGATGAAGGAGGTTGAGGCGGCGATAGAGGCCGGGCGCTTCCACCATGACGGGCACCCCATACTGACGTGGTGTATTTCTAACGTGGTGGGCAAGCACCTGCCTGGTAACGATGACGTTGTGCGACCAATTAAGGAGCACAGCGAGAATAAAATCGACGGGGCCACCGCCCTGATCATGGATATCGGCCGGGCCATGCTGCCAGACACGCGGCAGGATCTTAACGGCTTCTTTGAAAACCCCATCATGGTAGGTTTCTGATGAATAAAAATAAGCAGCCGGGCAAGGTGAAAAGCGCCTTGCTCAACTGGCTGGGCGTGCCCATCAGCCTGACTACCGGGACGTTCTGGCAGGAGTGGTACGGCACGAGCAGCAGCGGCAAGGTGGTTACAGCGGATAAAGCGATACGGCTTTCGGCGGTCTGGTCCTGCGTCCGGCTCCTGAGCGAGTCGGTTTCTACATTGCCGGTCAAGATCTACACCCGGCAGGCTAACGGCTCGCGCAAGCTGGCGCAGGATCATCCTGTTTACCAGGTGCTGTGCCGTCGCCCCAACCTCGAAATGACGCCATCCCGATTCATGCTTATGGTGGTGGCAAGCATCTGTTTACGTGGCAACGCCTTCGTCGAAAAGCTCTTTATCGGCAGCAAGCTGGTATCGCTGGTGCCGCTGCTACCCCAGAACATGGTAGTGAAGCGGCTGGACACTGGCCGGCTTGAGTACACATATACTGAAGACGGCAAAAAACGTGTTATCCAGGAAAAGAACCTGATGCATATTCGCGGGTTCGGTCTCGATGGTGTCTGCGGCATGATGCCGATGATGACAGGGCGTGACGTGATCGGCGCGGCGATGGCAGTCGAAGAGTCAGCAGCCAAGATTTTCGAGAACGGCCTGCAAAGCTCAGGGTTTCTCTCTGCTGACGCAGCACTTGATAAAGATCAGAGAGAACGCCTTCGGCAGTATATGCAGGCGTTTACTGGCTCTAAAAACGCCGGGAAAATTATGGTGCTTGAGGGCGGACTGAAATACCAGAACGTTACCATGAACCCCGAGGCGGCGCAGATGCTGGAGTCGCGATCGTTCAGTATCGAGGAAATCTGCCGCTGGTTCCGCGTGCCGCCGTTTATGGTCGGGCACACGTCAAAGCAAAGCAGTTGGGCGTCGAGCCTCGAGGGAATGAACCTCCAGTTCCTGACGCATACACTGCGCCCGCTGCTGGTGAACATTGAGCAGGAGATCTCCCGCTGCCTGTTGAACGGTGAAGAGGATCTCTTTGCCGAGTTCTCGGTAGAAGGGCTGTTGCGCGCAGACAGTGCTGGCCGGGCGGCGTATTACACCAGTGCGCTGCAGAACGGCTGGATGTCCCGCAACGACGTGCGCCGCCTGGAGAATATGCCTCCTATCGAAGGCGGCGATATTTACACGGTGCAGCTCAACCTGACGCCACTCGAAGATTTGAAACAGAACAGCCAGGCCGCGCAGGCATTCGCACTGCGGCAGGTTCATAACCACGTATTCCCCGATATTCCCTTCGAACAGTCACCGCTGAAAAAAGCGGCTTAGGAGCATCCATGACGATTAAAAGCCTTCCGGCTGCGCCGGAGGGGCGACCTTTTGCGCGCGAAAAACCTGATCTGCCGGCTGCGGCAATGGAACGCTGGAACGGTGGCATCCGCGCCGCCCGCGAAGGTGACAACAGCATTTCCATCTTCGACGTGATCGGCGCTGATTACTGGGGGGAGGGCGTGACGGCCAGCCGCATAGCTGGCGCGCTGCGTTCGCTCGGTGGCGCTGACGTGACGGTTAACATCAACAGCCCGGGCGGCGACATGTTCGAAGGTCTGGCGATTTACAACCTGCTGCGCGAGTACGAAGGCCGGGTAACCGTTAAGGTTCTCGGCCTGGCAGCGTCTGCCGCCTCGGTCATCGCAATGGCCGGTGACGACGTGCAGATCGGGCGCGGTGCGTTCCTGATGATCCACAACTGCTGGGTCTATGCGATGGGCAACCGCCACGACCTGGCGCAGATCGCCGCTGACATGAAGCCGTTTGATAAAGCGATGAGCGATATCTACCAGGCTCGCAGCGGCCTTGATGCCGACACCGTCGACAAGATGATGGATGGCGAAACCTATATCGGCGGCAGTGATGCAGTGGCTAAGGGCTTTGCTGACAGTCTCCTCTCAGCTGATGAGATAGCTGACGACGACGACAGCCCGGCGGCGGCGCTCCGCAAACTCGATGCGCTGTTGGCGAAAACCAATACGCCGCGCTCAGAGCGTCGAAAACTTCTTAAAGCTTTATCCGGCAGCAAGCCTGGCGCTGCTGCCGACCCTGAAGGTACGCCGGGCGCTACCGACACCATCCAACCTGAAAACATTAAACAACTTGAAGACGCGCTGGCCGCGTTCGGCAAATAAGGAATAAATATGTCTGACGTTAATGATTTACTGAAGAAAGTTTCTTCAAAACTTGAAGAAGTTTCGAGCAACTTCAGCAAACAAGCCGAGAAGGCTCTGGATGAAGCAAAAGCGTCCGGCAAGCTTTCTGAAGAAACAAAGGGGATGGTCGATAAAATCGCGACCGAACATAACTCCCTTAACGATGCGCTGAAGATGCTTAAGTCCTCAGTAGGCGAAATTGAGCAGAAGGTTGCCGAGATGCCGCTGGCGAATGCCGTCAGGGTGATCGAGACCGTAGGTCAGACCGTTATCAGCAGCGAAGCGCTGAAAGCTTTCGCGGCAAGCGTTGAAGGCGGGAAGCGCGTCAGCGTTCCGGTGAATGCTGCGCTGATTTCCACTGACGTGGCAACCGGTGTGGTTGAGCCGCAGCGCCTGCCGGGTATTGATACAGCGCCGAAGCAGCGCCTCTTCATCCGGGATCTGATTGCGCCGGGCCGCACCTCTGCACCGGCCATCTTCTGGGTGCAGCAGACTGGCTTCACCAATGCGGCGAAGGTTGTGCCTGAAGGTACCGCCAAGCCGTACAGCGATATCCAGTTCGCCACGCAGATCACCCCGGTGACCACCATCGCGCACATGTTCAAAGCGTCCAAGCAGATCCTGGACGATTTCGCTCAGCTGCAGTCAACCATCGACGCCGAGATGCGTTACGGCCTGAAATATGTTGAAGAGCAGGAGATTCTCTTTGGCGATGGTACCGGCGCGCACCTGAAAGGCATCGTGCCGCAGGCGTCTGCTTACGACGCTGCCTTTACGGTTGAGCAACAGAACGGTATTGATGATCTCCGTCTCGCGATGCTCCAGGCTCAGCTGGCACGCTTCCCGGCTTCCGGCCACGTCCTGCACTTCATTGACTGGGCGAAGATTGAACTCACCAAAGACACGCTGGGCCGCTACATTCTGGCGAACCCTGCGGCGCTGACCGGTCCTACCCTGTGGGGCCTGCCGGTTGTGGCAACTGAGGCCGCAGCATTCCAGGGCAAATTCCTGACCGGTGCGTTTAACGCCGCGGCGCAGCTGTTCGATCGTGAAGATGCCAACGTGGTTATCTCCACCGAGAACGCCGACGACTTCGAGAAAAACATGATCTCGATTCGTTGCGAAGAGCGCCTGGCGCTGGCCGTGAAACGTCCGGAAGCGTTTATTTACGGTTCCTTCACCGCGCCTGCTGCTGGCGGCGGTGCGTAAACCTTAACGGCGGCCTGCGGGCCGCTTTTCTTTTTCCTTAAAGGAGACAGCCATGAAGCTGATCGCTATCAAGCCCATCTACTTTGAAGGCAACGTGCTTACTGAAGGCACCGAGTTTGAGACGCTGGAGCAACACGGCCGCAACCTTCTTGCCAGCGGTTACGCTCAGGAGCCTGGCGAGAAAAAGCTGGATCCTAATAAAGAGCAAAAGCCGAAAGGGAATGGCAAGGCCAAATAAGGAGCGGGCATGCTGACCAAAGAGCAGGTTAAGCGCCACTGCAACATTGAGCAGGATTTCACGGAAGACGATATCTGGATCGATACCAGTATCAAAGCTGCGGCGCGGTACGTCGAAACATGGACCCGCCGGCGGCTTTATGACACTGCCGATGATCCAGGTTATCTGTCTGACCCTGATCGGTTGCTTTATGGCGCAGATATCGAAATGGCCATGTTGATGCTTATCGCACACTGGTACGCCAATCGTGAGACGGTCAGCACTGGCAGCAGCACTTCCGCTTTGGAGTTCTCAACTGAAGCACTTCTTCAACCTTACCGGATATATGGCGTATGAAAGCAGGACGGCTACGACACCGGGTTACGTTACAAAAGCCAGCGTCGGGGCGCCTGCCTTCGGGGCAGCCTGCCACTGGCTGGGTGGATGTGACATCTGTCCGCGCTGAGGTGGCGGATGTGTCGGGGCGAGAGCTGATAGATGGCGGCGCTGAGATAAGCAGCACCACTACACGGATCTGGATGCGTCGCTACCCTGGCATTCAGGTATCAACGGGATGGCGTGCCATTCACCTGCCGCCAACCGGAAATGGAGAGATATACGACATCAAGTCGGCTATCTCTGCCGAGAACGGTACCCGCCTGGAGTTGCTTTGTGAGAAGGGGGTGAAGCAGTGATCTCAACGAGTCTTGATTTCTCCGGCCTGGCCGATATCGCTACGGATCTGGAAACGCTAAGCCGGGCAGAAAATAACAAGGTTTTGCGTGATGCCACTCGTGCGGGCGCTCAGGTTCTGAAAGAAGAGGTAGAGAATCTCGCGCCAGTCAAAACCGGCAAGATGAAAAAAAACGTGGTGGTGGTGACCCAGAAAGGACGTCGCCGCGGCGAAATCACTTCCGGCGTACATATCCGGGGAGTCAATCCGGACACTGGCAACAGCGATAACACAATGAAGGCAGACAACCCGCGCAATGCGTTTTACTGGCGTTTTGTGGAGCTCGGTACATCGAATATGCCCGCGCATCCCTTTGTCCGCCCGGCGTTTGATACCCGGCAGGAAGAAGCAACGCAGGCAGCGCTGGCGCGAATGAATCAGGCTATCGACGAGGTACTGGCGAAATGACCGAAGCCGATATCTATCCACGCCTCAGCGCGCTGGCAGGCGGCAACGTCTTTCCGTACGTGGCGCCGCAGGGAACCTCTGCACCATGGGTGATCTACCTGTTGCCTTCCTCAGCCAGTGAGGATGCTTTCTGCGGACCGGCAGAAACAGCAAGCACGGTTCAGGTTGATGCGTGGGCCTCGTCGATTGATGACGCCCGGGCGCTGCGTAATCAGGTTAAAGCCGCTCTGGCCGATCTGCATCCTGTTGGACTGAACGAGATCAATGACTATGAGCCTGACACCGGACTTTACCGGGCCATGCTTGAAGTTCAGATCTGGCAATAAATCATCATCACATTAACTCTGCCGCCTCCGGGCGGCTTTTTTATATCCGGAGATCACCATGTCCTCAAAGTACGAAAAAACACAGGGAACGAAAATCAACGTTTCCGCCGATCCGGCAACTACCGTCAATCCCACTGGCGCTACCTGGCAGTCTATCAACTGCTCGACCAAAGAGCTGAGCTATACCGGCGGCCAGAAGTCAGATATCGACACTACCACGCTCTGCTCTACCGAGCAGGAGATGACGAACGGCCTGGCCGCGCCGGGTGAAATGACAGTTTCCGGAAACTGGTCCTCAGAAGAAGAGGGGCAGAACACGCTGCGCACCGCTTACGACACTGACGCGCTGCATGCGTTTCAGGTGATCTTCCCGTCCGGCAACGGTTACGCGTTTCTGGCTGAAGTGCGCCAGAACAGCTGGAGCCTAGGCACCGCCGGGGTGGTGACCGCATCGTTTACGCTGCGCATCAAAGGCAAGCCCGTCCCGATCGTCCCTGCACCCTCTGCAGGCTAATAACAGCGGCGAAAGCCGCTTTTTCTGACTTCAAACGAGAAAATGAAATGGCCAATAAGGTTTCACAGAGTTCACTTCGCTCGCTCGCGCTGGCGCCGATGGCAGGCTTCCGTACCAAAACCATCACCGTTCCGGAGTGGAAAAACGCCAGGGTAAAACTGCGTGAGCCGTCAGCGCAGGCCTGGCTTGAATGGCAGCAGGTGCTTAACCCGAAGCAGGGAGAAGGCGAACCAGAAGAGCTGACAGCAGCCGAACGCGCGCTGCGTAACAAGAGCGCTGATGTGGTGCTCTTTATTGATGTGCTGCTGGAGGAAGACGGTACGCAGGTCTTCAGCGAAGAGGATAAGCCACAGGTCGAGCAGTTCTATGGCCCGGTACACTCCCGCCTTCTCAAGCAGGCGCTTGACCTGACTACTTCGGCGGCCGAGGTGGAAAAGCCGTAAGCCAGCCCGGCACGTTCTTCCTGATGACGCTGGCGCTCCGTCTGGGGCGCACGCTTGATGAACTGAAGCAAACCCTGACGGCCAGGGAGTTGCGCATGTGGATAGAGTTTGACCGCATCAATCCCATCAGCGATCGGCGCGGCGATATTCAGGCGGCACAGATTTCCGCTGCCGTGCTTAACTCTCAGGGCGCTAAGGTCAGCATGGATGATGTGATCCTCCAGTGGAATGCCACTGAACAGGAAGAGAGCAATGACGGGTTGGAAGGGTTTTTTGCGGCGCTTGCCGGATAGTGATGCTAGGTCACATGCCATCTTCATATTTTGTTGCAAGCATGATCCCTGTTAGGATTAGTCCGAACGATACCTTAGGGGATGAAGTGATGAAAAAATTATCTGTATTATTTTTAGTGATGAGCACCTTTATTGGTGCAGCCAATGCCACGGAATCTGATGAATTACAGAATGACGGTTCATGGTTCTATAAATCTAAAGTTAACAAACTAACAGACTCCACTGACGTTGTAGCAATAAATAGCACGAAAGATATCTATGTGAAGCAAGGTACTGAACGTAGCACTTCTCTTGTTTTAAGGTGCAATGAAAACTCTACGGATGCCTACCTGTCCGTAACTGATTATCTTGGAGTTGACTCACCACGAGTGACCATCAGATATGATGGGGGTAAACCGCAGAAAATTACGTGGACTCCGGGTGAGGGAGGTGATTCAGCCTTCGCTCCCAATGCGGTGCTTTTTATAAAAGAATTATCGAAGCATAAAAAGCTAGTCATTGGGTTTGAACCCTATGGTTCAACCATGCAAATAGTTGAGTTCGATCTTGCAGGAATTGATAATATCGCTAAAAAGATATCCGCTGCCTGTAACTGGAAGATTTAGCATGAAAAAATATATATTTTTGATATTTATTTTAGTACTGGCGGTTGGAGGATTCATCATCAATTCAATGACGGTATTCTCTGTCCAACCAATTGGGGCTGTGCCAGAAGGTACAACTTTATTAATATGGAAAAAAGGAGATATGCCATTTTTTGAAAGCCCGGATGGGATGTGCATAAGGAAGCAAGGGTATGTAAGTCTTATGTGCAGAACTATTGCTCTAGGAGCGACTATTGATGAAGATTCAATAGTTATGAGGCTACCATATATAAAATCCGCATATTTACTTTCAACTGGCAATAAAGAGTTTGATAAATAAATTTATGTTACTGAAAAGCCCCGCACTGCGGGGCTTTTTTATTTGTGGAGGCTAATCATTGGCTACCTTGCGTGAACTTATTATCAAAATTTCTGCGAACTCCCAGTCATTTCAAACTGAAATTTCCCGCGCTTCTCGTATGGGTCAGGATTATTATCGCACCATGCAAAATGGTGGCCGGCAAGCTGCAGCTGCTGCGCGTGAGAGCGAGAAAGCACTGTCCGATCTTACAAGTGGTTTTGCAAGCGCAGGCCGGGCTGCCGCAGCGGCTTCAGCAGCCTTTGCAACTGGCAAGCTAGTCCAGATCGCTGACGAATGGACTTCTGTAAATGCCCGGTTAAAACAAGCGTCCAGCACCACTGACGACTTTACCAGTTCTCAGATACAGCTCATGCAGATTAGCCAGCGAACAGGCACTGCGTTTTCTGATAATGCTAATCTTTTCTCACGTGCAGCCGCTTCTATGCGGGAGTTTGGTTATGACTCTTCGGATGTGCTTAAAATAACCGAAGCGGTTTCTACCGGGCTGAAAATATCTGGCGCTAGCGCTGAAGAGTCTGGGTCTGTTATTACGCAGTTTAGCCAGGCGCTGGCCCAGGGCGTTCTTCGTGGCGAAGAGTTTAATGCCGTTAACGAGTCCGGCGATCGCGTTATCAGGGCTCTGGCTGCTGGAATGGGTGTCGCTCGAAAAGACCTTAAAGCTATGGCGGATCAGGGTCAGCTGACGATTGATAAAGTCGTGCCAGCTATGATAAGCCAGCTCGATAATTTGCGGGGGGAGTTTAGCTCCATGCCGCAGACTGTTTCCGGATCACTGCAAAAAGTAACCAACTCCTTTATGGCATGGGTTGGTGGCATCAACCAGGCGACAGGTGCTACTTCTGCTTTATCTGGAGGGCTTGATGGTGTCGCCGGAACACTGGATTCCCTTACATCCTCAGCAGTGAGCGGCGCTCTGAACGACGTCGCTAATAACATGTCCACCATTACAACAGTTGCTGGTGCGCTGGTTGGAGTTGGACTGGCGAAGTATCTCGGGGGGGTCGTCAGCAGCGCCTCGGGGGCCACAGCCTCTTTGCTTTCCGCCGCTAAAGCAGAAGTCGCTCTTGCCGTCGCGCAGGAAAAAGCAGCCCAGTCGGCAGTGGCTGCTTCAAGAGCTGAGGTATATAGGGCACAACAGGCCGTTCAGACAGCCCGCAGTGCTGATGTGCAGGCGGCTCAGCGAGAAAAGGTTGCCGCCGCAGAGGCGAAGGTTACAGCAGCTCAAACGCGTTTGAGTACTGCGTTAACCAGCGGTACAGCGACAGAAAAAGTCAGGGCGCGCGCCGCTCTTGAGCGAGCACAATCCGGTCTTGCAGCGGCTAAAAACGCTGATGCTCAGACAGTCGCTGAAACAAGACTGGCATCAGCGCAGGCGGCGCTTACCCGCAACCTTTCAGGCAGGATCGCAGCACAGAACAACCTGAACAGTGTTACATCAGTTGGTTCGCGTCTTTTGGGCGGAGCAATGGGATTGATCGGGGGCGTCCCAGGTCTGGTGATGCTTGGTGCAGGTGCATGGTATGCCATGTACCAGAATCAGGAGCAGGCCCGCCAGTCAGCGCAGGAATATGCCAGCCAGATAGATGAGATCCGCGAAAAGACATCTAAGATGTCGCTTCCTGACACAGACGATAATCGCAAGAAAACCATTGAAGCGCTGGCCGAGCAAAATAGGCTTGTCACCGAACAGCAGGGGAAAGTTGAGACCTTAAAAGGTCAAATTGATGATCTCAATGCTGCGAGGGGTAAACCCGGCATCACTGGAGAAAACGATCTTAATATAGTGCGCGCCATTTCCATTGTTACAGGTGATTTAGCTGTCGAGGAAGACAAGCTCAATCAACTCCGGGAGCAGGCACGCATTATTCAGCAGGCTCTGGCAGAAATCGAGCGTCGCAGGACTGACCAGCTCCGCGAGCAGGCATGGAAGCAAAACCAAGCTTATTACTCTTTGCTGATGATGAATGGCCAGCATTCTGAGCTAAACAGATTGCTTTCACTTGGTAATCAGCTTCTCTCATCAAGAAACGCTCTGGTTAATGTCCCGTTTGCCATTCCACAGGCTCCAGTATCAACCCAAGATCAGCAAAGCCTTATTCAAAAGCAACAGCAGGCAGAGCTTGCCGGATTAACCGGTCTTGCTAGGGCTCGTAAGCAAGCGCAATTTGAACTCGAAAAAATGGGCCGTACAGGTCCTGAAAACTCAAAGTATGCTGCCGACTATACAAAGGCGGCCGAGGACGACTACAACAATGCGCAGCGGGTTGCTGCCGCCCAAAAATCTCAGGCTGATGCTACACGCGACGCAGGAAAGGCCGCTCGTGAAGCAGCGCAAACAGCCGAGCAGTACAGCCGAAAAATGGCAGACCTGAGTATCGCTACCGAAGTGCAAAAGGTTCGCGCTACACAGGGCGAGCAGGCTGCTGAATTATTTGCCGCATCGCATGAGAACGGAACTAAATGGAGCGAAGAGCAGCGTAAATCCATAGAGGCCGGGGCTGTGGCGCTGGCCCAGTGGTCGCAAAAAGCTGACGAGGCAGTTCGCAAACAGCGTGAGATGACCGACGCGCTTAAGGATCTCAAAGACGCCGCGCGCCGATATCAGGATGAAACAAACCTGAATGTCGCCACGTCAGGGATGGGGAGTCGTGATCAGGATCAGTACCGTGAACGACAGGAAGTAGAGCGGGTCTTTGATAAAACGGATAAAGGCGCAGAGGCTGTTGCCGCCCGCGCTTCGGCGCTGGATGCACTTGATAAAAAATACCAACAGGCTAAAGCCAGCGAACTGGACTGGCGGGCCGGTGTAAGCGCTGGTCTTGCTGACTGGATGGATAGTGTCAGCAATATCGCGGGCACGGTTTCGCAGGGCATTACCTCGACCATGAACAGCGCTCTGGATAACGTCGCTTCTATGCTTGTGCGTGGAAAGGCGGACTGGAAAGAGTGGGGACTATCTGCGCTTGAGATGATCGCAAAAGTCAGTCTGCAGATGGCTGCTGTCAGCGCGCTGGGTAGTTCTTCCTCTGGGATTTTGGGCTCTATTGTAGGCAGCGTGGCGGGGGCAGTGGGCGGAGGTGCAGCAGCTGGCGCAACGCCGTCTGGTGCATATTCCGCAGCTGCAGGTGCACTCACCTTCAACGCCAAAGGCGGAGTTTACGACTCACCCTCGCTTAGCGCCTTTAGCAACAGCATTGTCGATACGCCGACATTCTTTGCATTTGCTAAAGGGGCGGGCGTCATGGGCGAGGCCGGGCCGGAGGCAATCATGCCGCTGACCCGGGCCGCGGATGGGTCTCTCGGTGTGCGAGCCGTATCTTCAGGCGTTAATACTGCTACTGGTAATGGCAATACAGCCATCACTGTTCACTCCCCGGTCAGCATCACCCAGGATGGTTCTGCGGGTGAAATCAGTAACGCCAATACCGCCAGCACAGCACTCCAGCTCGAAGGTATTGTTCAGCAAACCCTCACCGATCGCCTGAAGAAAGAAATATCTCCGGGCGGCATCCTCTATCGCCGTTAAGGAGCAATATGGCAATCGACACTTTTACCTGGTGCGTCCGTGTCGGGAGTAGTGGGTCAAATACTGTGGCCACGCTTCAGGCGCAGTTCGGGGATGGATATAAGCAGGTGGCTGGCGCCGGGATCAACGCTGAGGCAGAAACATGGAACCTGACGTGTAACGGCAAAGTAGAGGCAATGAAGGTGCTGCGTGATTTTCTTCTAAGCCACGTAACAAGATCGTTCTGGTGGGTTAATCCGTGGGGCGAGAAAAAGCTTTACCGGATAAAGGCTGACTCAGTAAGCCCCGCATTTCCTATGGGGGGCTTTGTCGAAATATCATTTGTTTTCGAGCAGTCCTTTGCGCCTTAGAAAACCCGCATTCATCCGGCCGCTTATGCGGCCTTTTTTATGGACTGAATATGAGCTTTACGAATGACGTACAGAAACTCGAGCCGGGGGAGCTAATACAGCTCATCGAGATCGACGGTACCGCCTTTGGCATGGATACCATACTCCGATTTCACGCGCACAATATTGCAGCCCCGGGCTGGGCTGCGTTCGCTGCTGATAACCTGCCAGCCATTATCTGGCAGGGACAGCAGTATGACCCTTACCCGTATGAGCTGAAAGGGCTGGAGCTGTCCAGTACCGGGGCGCAGCCCACCCCCACGCTTTCCGTGTCCAACGTTGGAAACTACGTTACCGCGCTGTGCCTGGAGTACGATGACATGGTCAAGGCGAAGGTGAAGATCCACACCACAATGGCGAAATACCTGGACGCGGCCAACTGGACAGCCGGCAACCCGAACGCCAGCCCGGCCGACGAACGCGTGCAGCTTTTTTACGTTAACGCCAAAACCGCCGAAACGAGGGTACAAATCGACTTTGAGCTGTGCTCACCGTTTGACATCCAGAACCTGCAGCTGCCCACCCGGCAAATCACCCCCGTCTGCACCTGGTGCATGCGGGGCTGGTACCGCACCGGCACCGGATGCGATTACAACGGCAACCGCTATTTCCTCAAAGACGGCACCCCCACCGATAATCCTTCGCTGGATGTGTGCAGCGGCCTGCTGCAGGACTGCGAAGCGCGCTTCGGGGCTGGCAACCCGCTGTCGTTTGGCGGCTTCCCGGCGGCAAACCTTCAGGGAAAATAATCATGCGAAAAAAACTGATGGATGCGATCCGTGCCCACGTTGAGGCGGAGTATCCGAAAGAGGCCTGTGGAGTCGTGGTGCAGGCCGGGCGGGCGCAGCAGTACATACCATGCCGCAATATTTCAGGGACACCCAACGAAGCCTTCACGCTTTCCCCCGAGGACACGCTCGCAGCGTCGGAGCTGGGTGAGATCATTATGGTCATCCACTCCCATCCGGATGTGGTCCAGCTCGTGCCATCAGAAATGGACCGTGTGCAGTGTGACTGGTCTGGCGTTGAGTGGGGCATTATGAGCTGGCCGGACGGGGACTTTTGTACTCTGGCGCCACGTGAAGACCGGGATTATGCCGGGCGGCGCTGGGTACTCGGCTTTGCCGATTGCTGGTCTCTGATCCGCGAGTGGTATCAGCGAGAGCATGGCATCACCCTGGGCGATTACTCAGTGCCGTACGAGTGGTGGGAGCAGGGCGAAAACCGCTATGACGATCACTGGGAGGCCGAGGGATTCATCCAGATTGACCCGTCTGATATGCAGCCCGGCGATATGATCATGATGCGAGTACAAGCCCAGGTGACCAATCACGCAGCTATCTACCTCGGGCGCCATGAGCACCAGGAAAATATCATGCTGCACCACAACTTTGGCAGTCTGTCTGCCCGGGTGCCCTATGGCAAATATTACCGTGACCGCACCGTTCGCGTAGTCAGGCATAAGGAACTGATGAATGCTGAAAACACTGATTCTTGAAGGCCGCATGGCGAAGAAATTCGGGCGTGAGCATCAGTTTCACGTTGACGATTTGCGAGAGATGCTGCGCGCCATGTGTAGCCAGGTCCCCGGCTTTAAACGCTACATGTCAGAGGGGCATATGACGGGGATCCGCTTCGCCTTCTTCAATGGCAAAAATAATATCGGTCTCGAAGAGTTCGACATGACCCGCGGTAGCGAGGTGTACCGGATTTCAGCCATTGTTGAAGGATCGAAAAGAGCCGGTGTACTACAGGTCGTTATCGGGGCGGTGGCTCTCGTGGCCGCATATTTTACCGCGGGCGCATCGCTGACGGCGATAGGCCTGAGCACAGCTGCTGCAACCGCTACAACAACGGCGCTCACCGGCCTGGGCCTGTCGATGATGCTGGGCGGCGTGGTGCAGCTGCTGACCCCGCAGCCAAAATATAACGTTGGTGCGTCGTCCAGCGCGGACAACAAGCCCAACTATGCCTTTGGCGCGCCGGTGAACACCGTGGCGATGGGTTATCCGGTCCCCCTGGATTACGGCGAACCTGAAATAGGCGGTCCGATAATCAACGCAGGGATCTTCTCCAGCGACCAGCAGTAAAATATGACCAACTCCAGGCCACCTCAGGGTGGCTTTTTTTATGGGTGAAATATGCGACTTCTCGAAGGTGAGACCATTATTCAGGGACGTAAAGGCGGAGGAAGCAAACCGCACACCCCTGTTGAGGCTCCGGACGACCTGCTGTCGACGGCAACACTAAAAATGCTGGTGGCCATCGCGGAGGGTGAAATCCAGGGTGATCTGACCGCGCAGAAAATTTTCCTCAACGACACGCCGCTGGCCAACGATGACGGCAGTTTCAACTTCACCGGCGTGAAGTGGGATTTTCGCCCGGGAACGCAGGACCAGACATACATTCAGGGTCTTCCGGATACCAGTAACGAGCTTTCAGCAGGTGTGACGGTAACCACCACCGCGCCCTGGACTCGCCAGTTCACTAACCTGACGCTGGATGCCGTGCGTATCAAGCTCAGCCTGCCTGTGCAGTACACCTATAAAGACAACAACGACATGGTTGGCACAGTCACCGAGTACGCTATCGATCTCTCCACTGATGGCGCAGCCTGGCAGACGGTGGTTAACGGTAAATTTGACGGGAAGACGACCAGCGAATACCAGCGCGATCACCGCATAGATTTGCCTGCGGCCACAACCAGCTGGGCCGTGCGCGTGCGCCGTATTACCCCGGATTCCGTCGGTAATGCAAAACTGGTCAATGCCTTTAAGGTGTTTTCTTTCGCAGAGGTAATCGACAGCAAATTGCGCTACCCCAACACGGCGCTGCTCTATATAGAGGTCGATGCCAGCCAGTTTACCGCCGGCGCACCAAAGGTTACCTGTCGGCCAAAAGGCAAGCTGGTTCGCGTGCCTGACTCCTACGACCCGGAGACACGCACCTACAGCGGCACCTGGTCGGGTGGCTTCAAAATGGCCTATACCAACAACCCGGCGTGGATATTTTACGACCTGGTGCTGGATGAAATTTACGGCATGGGCACCCGCGTCGATGCAGGAATGATCGATAAGTGGGAGCTGTACGCCATTGCACAGTACTGCGACGATATGGTCTCTGATGGTGCTGGTGGTACCGAGCCGCGCTTTACCTGTAACGTGTGCATCCAGAGCCAGCAGGACGCGTATACCGTTCTCAGCGACCTTGCCGCTGTGTTTCGTGGCATTACCTTCTGGGGCAACGATCAGATATACGTGCGCGCCGACGTGCCGCAGGATGACGTTGATTTTACCTACCATGCCTCGAACGTCATCGACGGGTTATTTACCTATGGTGGCGGCAGCTACAAAAACCGCTATTCGTCTGCGCTGGTGTCGTGGTCCGATCCGCAGAATCATTTCACCGACACTGTAGAACAGGTTTACGACTCCGAACTGGTTCAGCGTTACGGCGTTAACCAGATGACGATGACGGCGATCGGCTGCACCTCCCAGAGTGAGGCGCACCGCCGGGGCCGCTGGGCGCTGCTGTCCAACGCGCGTGACGGAACGGTGTCCTTTGGTGTGGGGCTGGACGGTTACATTCCGCTGCCAGCGGAGATTATCGGTATCGCGGATCCGTTCCGCGCAGGCAAGCAAAACGGCGGGCGTATCCGGTCAGGAAGCGGTCGCAGCGTTGAGCTTGATCGCCCCGTTGATTATTCCGCCGGTGACCGCCTGGTGGTTAATCTCCCCGACGGCAAGGCGCAGACTCGCACGATCGCATCAGTCAGCGCGGACAAACAGACGGTGACAGTCACTACCTCTTTCAGGCTGCCGCCGGAGCCAGGTGCCGTGTGGGCTATCGACAGCGATAATCTCGCTATCCAGTATTTCCGCGTCACCTCTATCCGGGCGAACGACGACAGCAATGGCGGCTTCACCATCACTGCGGTTCAGCATGATCCGGATAAGTACCGCTATATCGATGACGGTGTACGTATCACGCCAGCGCCAGTGACAGTAACGCCTATCAGCGTCATTCCTGCGCCCCAAAATATTGTCATCACAGAAACCGATCACATAGAGCAGGGGCTGACGGTCGCCACCATGAATGTGTCCTGGGACCGTGTTGAAGGTGCGATCCGGTACCAGGCCCAGTGGCGCAAGGATAACGGCGACTGGGTTAACGTTCCGGTGACCAGCGCCCAGGGATTTGCGGTGCAGGGTATCTACACCGGGAGCTACGATGTGCGGGTTCGTGCGCTGAACGCTCAGGAGTCCAGTTCGCCATGGGGCTACGCTGACACGACCTACCTGACAGGGAAGACGGGCAAGCCCGGCACGCCGCAGAACCTGCTGGCGAGCGACGATGTGGTCTGGAACATTAACGTTACCTGGGCGTTCCCTGATGGTGCCGGCGACACGGCTTATACCGAGATTCAGCGTGCCACCACTGACGACAAGGCGAACCCGCTGGCGCTGTCCACCGTCCCTTATCCGTCAACCAGCTACCAGCATGGGCCAATGCCTTCTGGCGTCCGGCAGTGGTACCGCGCACGCCTTGTGGATCGTATCGGCAATGCCGGAGACTGGACAGACTGGGTAATGGGCACATCTTCCATCGATGTGAGCGCAATCGCGGCTGATATCCTGGAGCAGATGAAGGATACAGAGGTCTTTAAAGACCTGATTGAGAACGCCGTAAACAGCAACCAGACCATCGCCGACATGGCTGCATCTATTGCAGATAATGCCGATCAGCTGGCGGCGGCCGTCGGCGCAACCCGCGAGACTGCCGAGGGTATCATCCAGAACGCGCTGGCCATCGCCGAGGTGACGTTCCGGCAGTCTGCTCAACAGGGTGCAAACTCGGCTCAGTTTGAGCAGCTTCGCGAGGTGATCGCCACTGAAACGGAGGCGCGCGTTACCGACGTTACCCGCCTGGATGCGGAAACCGAGGCTAACGCGGCGAGCATTACTGAAGTGCGTCAGGCGCTGGCAACCGAGGAGGAGGCGCGGGCGACGGCGGTTAACCAGCTGACGGCGGCCACGAAAACTGCATCTGATAAAGCCGATTCGGCAGCAGAGGAGAGCGCGCAGAACACCGCGGCGATCACAGAGCTTGACCAGGTGGTTACGACGCTGGACAGCTCCACCGCCTCACGTTTCGAGGAGATCACCGGCAAAACGGATGCTGCCAGCGGCGGCGTACGGAGTACGGCGGTCGCCCTGATAGAGAGCACCCTGGCGAACGTCAACCTGCAGCAGCGCCTGAGCGTTCAGTATGGCGATAACAAAGCCGGTATAGCGCGCGTTGACAACGTGATGGCGGATGCCAGCCAGGCGGTTAGTGAGTCGCTGAAAACGCTGGATTCCAGCGCTGGTGGCGGCACGTCCAATGTCACTGACCTTGCCAGAACGCTGGCGGACTTCTCGTCAGTCTCGGCGCAGAAAATCAACTCGATGACGGTGACCCTGAACGGACAGACGGCGGCGATCACCCAGAACGCCCAGGCACTTACTGACCTCAGTGGCAACATCAACGCGATGTACTCCATCAAGGTCGGTGTTGCCAGCAACGGGCAATATTACGCGGCGGGTATGGGGATCGGCGTTCAGAACAGCCCCGGCGGAATGCAGTCGCAGATCGTCTTCCTGGCTGACCGGTTCGCCGTTACCACTACCGCAGGTAGTACGGTGACGCTGCCGTTCGTCATCCAGAACGGGCAGGTAATTATCCGTGAAACTGTTATCGGCGACGGTACGATCGGCAATGCGAAAATTGGCGCGTACATCCAGTCGTCAAACTACGTTGTCGGCACTCTGGGGTGGAGGATTGATAAAAACGGTACCATCGAGATAAACGGCGGGGTAGCGGGCCAGGGCAGGCTGGTTATTACCAATAACCGGATCATTTCGTATGACCAGTACGGACGCGTGGCCGCGGTTATGGGGCAAAGACTGTAATGCAGACATTTATCGCTGGAACCAGCTTTGATGCCATCAATTCGATGGCGGTCAACTATGTGATGGATGTCATCGACATCTCCGGCTCTGGTAGCAAGGCCTACCCGGCCGGATGCACCTACCAGGCTAACCTGATGATCGAGACGGCAGTTTCCGCGCTTCCGACTAATAACCCGTATCAGGTAACCGTGTCCGGGAATATTGTCTCATGGAGCGTGGCGACTCCGGTCCGGCTGGTCGTGCTGGCTACGCCAAATACTGGTACCGACAGCAGCTATTTCGGCCAGTCGCTGTATTCATATGACACCTCTGGGAACAAGACGGTAAAGCTGGCCCCGGATTTTGTGCCTTTCTGTCTCGTTGACGTTATAGACGTGCCGCCTGGGGGCCAGTTGATTCAGACCCGGATCCCGGTCAGCCAGAAAATCGTCACGTTTCACCGGCTGCCGAACGCCGACGGGCGGTTATCAACGTCCGTCTATTCGGTGGTTAATTCCGGAGGCTATCACGCATTTTCGTTTAATGCCTCGGGTATTACCCAGACGGGGTGCCGTATTTATGTGTTCTCAAACTACCTGGTCAACATCCCCGACTGGGGCTTCTTTGTCTACCGGGACGGAGTTCTGGTCTGGCACAGCAACTGCCTGCCGCTCAACATGAAACTTTTGACCGGGGATATTTCCTCACCGACACCGCTGGCAGTAACGCCAGGCGTTACGTCTCTGATCTTCGTTCGTGCCGACCCATCAGCGCCTACCAGCGGTGGTTATTTGAATACCAGCTGCTCCGCAGCCGGTTATAAAAACGGAGCGTGGCAGGCGGCGATAGCGAACGTTTTCTCCAGTCGCATAATCACGGCACAGGAGGCCGCATCGGTCACACCCTGGGCGATTCGCGGCTATGTCGGTTACATCGACTGTAGCATCTACGATCAGTATTACCCCTATGCGCTCGGGCTGGTTTAGCTCGCCTGAAACAAACCTTATTCCACACAGACCCGCCGCGTGCGGGTTTTTTATTGTCCGGAGCACACATGATTTATACCACTGGCACGATCGCCGGCAGCGGCAATACCCTCACCGGTACCGGCACCAATTTCACCGCGGCCGGCAGCCTGATCCGTAATGGTTGCACCGTCATTGTTCTGACCAGCCCGCCGCAGGCATTTCAGATCACTGACGTTACCAGCGCCACGCAGCTGGCAGTGTCGCCCGCGGTTAACCCGGCCATTCCTGCTGGCACCCGCTATTCAATTCTGCTCAGCGATTCGCTCAGCGTAGACGGACTGGCGCTCGATATCGCCGAGACGTTCGGCATGTATCAGCGATACATGGGCGGGTTCGCCGACGTGATGAATGGCACAGGGATCGTGACGATCACTATTAACGGCGTGTCCGTTAAAGTGCCAGGCATGCAGTCTGTCGCGCAAAAATCTGCAAATGGTGCGGTGCCCCTCGCTCAGGGCGGTACCGGCGCAACGGATGCGGCGGGGGCTAGAAATAACATGGAGCTTGGCACTGCATCGACACGGAATGTACAAAGTTCGCTGCTAGACACAACTTCAGGAGCAATGTTACAGGTTAACTCGTTCGGACTTGGCGCAACGAACTCAAATATTCTGTCAAATGCAAATCTCGCTCCTGCAACAGGTTTCTATGGCGGTAGCGGCCAGGCCAACACCAATTTTTTTGACGCATTTGCTCCTCTTTTGCACATGTATAGATCACCTACAACGTCTACACAGTTGCAAATAGGAATGGATGCCAGGCTATCCGTGCGGTCTATTAATAGCGGCACAGTGGTCGGCTGGAGAGTTTTCTGGTCAGACGGAAACACTATTGTCGATACGAACGGATTCATAAAGCGCGCCTCACCGGTTGTAAAAATACGCAATGATGGGTCATCAGAAACTAATGATGAGTCCGAGGGCGTGACCGTAACCCGTCAGGCGGTGGGGGTCTATCTGGTTGAGGGCTGCCTGGGCCTGAATTCCGACGCGGCATGGGGCGGTATCGATGGCGGGTTTGAAATCCCTAAAGATCGTAATGGCCAGGCGCTGGTCTGGCTGGATTATGAGGTGAATGCCGACGGATCCATATCGGTTAAAACCTACCACCGAACCTACCCGGACGCTCCGGAGTTCGCACGCAATGAACGTGACGGCTATGCCAGCGGCGACCCGATCGACATTCCCGCCGATCAGTTCGTTTCTGTTCGTGTGGAAATGCCGGAAAATTCCATCTACAACCAGAAGCGGCTGGCAGCGGAGGCGCTGGCGATAAAAGATGCTGAAAATACGGACCAAAGTATTAATCCTGATAATCAATAGGCCGTACCATCTTGATCTGGCTCCTTCTTGAAACTACTGTTTATATATACAGCATTTAACAGGGAGGAGCACAGAGTGGCTAAATATTCAGACATTGGCGCGGCATTCACCGCAGCCGTTAAACCAGATCCGAAACGAGGATTTACAGTAACCACTGCTGATTTTGTGCAGCAGCTGGAAGCGCATCATCATCATTGGTCGCTGGAGCAGGCGAACCGGTGGATAGCCCGGTATCAGACCTATTTCCGGGACTACACCCCACATGAGGGTGAGGACCGCTGCTATTTCATGATCAACATGGGGAGGATCATGTAAATGGGATTCCCGTCGCCAGCACAAGATTACGTACAGCGTCCGCTTTGCCTGAACGAGTTATTCAACGTAAACGGCAATACACTGCTGATTGAGACGTCGAGCGGCTGGGCTGTGATCGATAAATCCCGGCGGCCAGCTCAAGGCGTTGTGCTGCTGGTGAGCGTTGACGGCTACAACCAGTTTGCCCGCTGGATGGGTGATGCGCTGATAACTGAGGAAGGCGAAGCGATTGAGGGTGAGGCTCTGGACGGCGTGACTGTAATCGGGCCAGTGACGGCGCTGATCAATGCAGTGGGGCGGGACGACGACTGCCCGGTTCCGTAAGGTATTTCGACGGGGGTTTTACCCCCATTTTACCCCAACGCTACCCCAGGCAGATTACAGGCATAAAAAAACCAGCCGTAAGAGGCTGGTTCTTCTGGGATTTATTGGTCGGCACGAGAGGATTTGAACCTCCGACCCCCGACACCCCATGACAGCACGCTACCATGATAATCAAGGCGCTGCGGACCCTAAAATAATTTTCCATAGTCCACGATATCCATCTACAGACCATCCGCCATACATAACTATCCCTACACGCTGCGTGTGTCCGGTGATTCCATGATCGGCGCCGGTATTCTCGATGGCTCTTTTCTTCTTGTCGACTTCAGCCTTATGCCCCAGCATAACGATATTGTCGTCTTTAACATCGTGGGCGTGTCTGGTTTCTACAAAGATTCCCGCACAACGGGCGGGAATCGGGTAAGCTTGAACGGCATGAAATTGCCGCGCTAGTTTAAAAAGGGATAAACTTCAAAAGAAGCCCATAAGTCATTGTTAAGTGCCAGCAAACCTACGGAGATATAGGATAATATCGCAATTGCTCCTGTAAAATAAAGTATGGTTTTCTTTAACTTTTTCCACAGAATTAGAGCTGGAATCGAAATTACGGCTATCACACCCATCTGGTAAAAAAATTGTTTGGCAATGTCACCATCACTCCAAGGGTATATAAAAACATAAGGGGCAAAAAGTATTAAATGGACAACTCTAAGTATAAACCCTATACCTGCCCCAGGTATTGCAAAAAAACCTCCGGCGCTTTGTAATAAAAAACTTGCCCTCAGGCCGGGAATAAGAATAAAAAAATTAAGAATAGCCCAGAATGTTAATATTATCGTGGCATAGCCAAAAAGAGTGCTTAACCCAGATTGACCGGCAACTGCTGTAAACTGTGGCGTCTGGTAAGACTGGCTCGGCTGACTAACTGATTTGCTGGCATCACATGCATTTTGCCAGCTCTCTGCATTTTGTGCCTGCCATCCATGATCATACTGTTTAAACGGCCTGTCACTGGTAACATACTTGCCTTCATCATCTTGCCTAACACCCATATTTAAGCCCCATTATTTTTATTCATGCCGATATGTGTAGTTGTACGACTTATACTTAACGGAATGTCCGATCCCGTAGCTGTTACACTTGATATGATAACGCAATATGGCCTATACGGAAGAGAACAATTACAGCAACAATTTCCTCCAGCATACGGTTCAGCTTCTCCCGATCGCTTTTGCTGGCGTCGCTGTTTAAGCTGTTCGCCTGCATCGGCTTAACCTTCACCTCTGCAGCGGGAAAGATCCGATGCACCCGCTTTGTTAGCTCATTTAGAATTATTTCTCTGGCACCTGTTAATCCTTCAACATTCCGTTTGTCGTACACCAACTCAACGAACAT